ACAAACTCTTCGTTAGCAAAATGCAACTTAACTTTAAGTGCGACTGCCAAACGCATAATATAGTCTCTTCTATGATAGTCATCAGGTAAAGAAAAGATACTAAACATCATAATATGATCAAGATTACCCTCTTGAATCAAATACTCTAGATAAGTATGTTTTCTACCCTCATTATCACCAGTTTGATGTGGGAATGTATAAGACATCCTATTACAATAGTCTTTAACCGTCAAAGTTTGGAAGTGCAAATCAATATATCTCGTTTTAAATCCCTCATACTCAGCATACATTACAACATTATCATTGTGTTTAATCTCGACCTTACGTGAATGAATATCCGTATCACCCAATTTCCTAAAATATGCACCAGGCCATTTCCTATGAGGTTGACCACCTTTTAATAGAAGTCTAACATCAATACTCATTCTAGTTTTACCAGTTCTATTAGGAGCAGCACCATGAATATGCTCCTGAGTAAACAATATAAACTGACCCTTCTTAATATTGACTGGTTCACAGGACTTCTGACATTCCTCTTGAAGCCTAGGGTAGTCCCACTCCTTACACGCATTAGTAATTTCCCTACTATCCATAAGGTTTACTATTTGTAGAGAGTTACTATCATAGGCATCAGTAAAAGGTAACCATATAGTTCTAAGACCTAAACCATTACCAACCCATTGACCTTGATGGAATGGTAAAACAGTTCCATCCTTATCTTGATTGGGTATATTAATTCGTATATTACCAAACCTTTGTACCAATATCTCACCCAAAGAGACATAATCATTTAAGAGTTTATCAAAGATCTCATAAAAATTAGTATCTGCTAAATCCTTACCTATAATCTTTGCTAGTTCTCCAATCTTCTTAGCAGGAACATACTCATGTAATAAAGACAAATCCTGTACATCAGGATAATGCTTTTGAATCGACCCTAGAGCAATTTCTGACAGGGGATAATTTTTCGCATCATATGTGTATCGTCTCATCGTTTCACATCGTGAGCACATCCATCACCTTTATAGTCATCACTATCATAATATCCACCCTTTGTTCCCATGTATAAAGTTAATGCCACAAATGGGACTGATACAATTATCAATACTGTTGCTAAAATCATAATACCTGAACAACTCCAACACAATCAGGAATATCCATCATCACTTTCTTTTCTATCCCCTGTTTCAGGGTCATAGCACTCATAGCACATGACTCACATGCACCACCTAATCTTACTTTAACAAGGTTCGTTTCTTCTTCTATTTCTACAAACTCTAACCATCCACCATCTGCTTCAATATATGGTATAAGGTCTTCGAGAACCTTCATTACATTTTCTTCTGTTAATTCCATTAGTCTAGTGGTAATTCTCTAGGGTTTTCTATTTGATCTTCCAAATCAAAATGCTCTGGATGTGCTTCTTCCATTATAAGATATTGTCCTAATCTAAACAAGTCTTGTGAAGTATATAATACTCCTTTATCCTTATTCTGATTTGCTTCACTAGCAACCTTCTTATCTGTACATTCTTCTGGTGTAAGATCTTCAAAGGTATAAGGATAACCATTTATATAACACATCCGAACGACTTGTTCTTCATACCAGACATATTCCCAAGTGATTTTAAGTTTCATGGTCCTTTTGGTGGTTCTTGTAAATATACATTACCTGATACAGTTGTCCCTTCATTACCACTAGTAACAAAATGCTCAATCCATGAAGGGAATATAATGATATGTCCTGCTGGGACTTGAGGGATAAAATCCATCATCAATGACTCAGTGTACATACCCCATTGATTCATCATAACCTTCCTAGAAGGATTCATAAAAACTGTTTTAGAGTGTTCAACGGTTTCATATATTACAAAACTCCATTGAGCACCAGAATGAATATGGGGATCTTGCCAGTCTTCCTTATTATATTTATTTCTCCAGACTTGTCCAATATAAAAAGATTGATCTAAGAACTGTCCGATACATTCAAAAATTAATTGAGAGACATACTGGTAACTCTCATCAGAAAAACGATCCTTCCCCATTGTAGTTTTTATACCACTGAGGAAGGATTCGCTGTACTCTTCAGACTCTAATGTTATTTTATCTAAATCAACTTGCTCTATAAAAAACGGGGCTGAAAATATAGCGTTTGGTTGTCTAAAAGTGGGCACTCTTTCTACCATAGAGATCTTTTGTACTCCCACTAAACAATTTGTAACCAAAGGACAAAACTGAGAATCAATTGATTACTGTACTATTATATATTCCTAGTATCAACGTGTCAAGTCTTGGCATTAAACCAGAAGGACAGTATATATCGAGTTCCAGACTCAACTTCACTAACATGATGAAGGTACTCTCGATTTGAGAATATTAATAACTTACCAGTTTTTGGTTTAACATCAAACCACACTTCTTCATCTATCGTATCAAATTGAGTATGACCACCAATATAATTATCATTCAGATATAAAAATGCTGCAAGAACATTGGGACTAAACATCTCAGACTTATCATAATGAGGTTTCATAAATGTACCCTTAGGCCATCTTATAACACCACAATAATCCAATTGAATGTCATTAACAAATGTCTTACAAATACTGGTTACATTACTAATAGCATTTTTAAAGAGTTCATCCTTTGTCAATTTAATATCAACAGGACGTACATCTCCACCCAAATATATTGCACCATAATCACCATCTGGTTCTGGTATCTTAGGAGAATAACTTAAAGTCTCACCAGAATTTGAATGGGTTACTGTTTCTAAAAAGGAATCATTTTCCTTCTCATGAAGATCAATAAATGGTTGACATAAAGATGGACTTAAAAAATCATCCTCAACATACATTACTTTCTTCATTGGTTATACCATATACTAAGAGCAAATCTCTCACCATCATCAATCTTACTGACTGAATGTTTATACACAGAATTTGAGAAGATAAGTAACTTACCTGTCTCTGGTTTTATCTCATAATCATCAAAGCAAGTGTACCCACCATTAAAATCATCATTCAAATAAAGAACTGCTGCAAATAAATCAGGTTCTTGATTAGGTCTATGTGGATCAATATGAGGTTTCATAAAAGTACCAGAAGGCCACCTTACCACACCTGCATAATCTATAATTACCCTTTGATCAAATGTTTTACAAACATTCGTTACTCTATCAACAGCATTATTCTTTTGAGATTCAAAGTATATTCCATCAAGAGTTGTTAGATATGTATTACCACCTCTACTCTCATCACCGTAAGGCATCTCGTCTGGATTTGCCTTAGATAATTTAATAAGTTCTTGACATTCTTCTGGAGTTATAAAATTCTCTTCAGTGTATATTAACTTCTTCATTCCATCTATTAAGAATCCATGAACTACTATTCTTTTTATCCTCCCCACCAACACCAAAAACAAAACTGACTCTAGGATTATCACCATACTTCTCCATCTCTGGAGTAGTACCTCTAGTCCTATCACCACCATTACAAAATATTACCTTATCATATATTTCAAGTGCCATCCATATTGCATCATTAGCAGTATCATCCTTATCATTAAATTCAATAGCAACATCAACACACTTCAATTCTTTAATTATAGACATCCTTTCTGCCACATTCATAAAATACTTACCTTTCTTCCTAATTAACCAATCATCAGAATTAACAGCAACTCCTAAAGTTCCAAGTTGCTTTGCTGCTTTAAAGTATTCAATATGTCCACTATGTATAGGATCGAATCCTCCACTTACCAATACTAAAGTTTGTTCATCCATTGTATTTTTTCTTTTTAGGTTTGTCACTCTCAGTATGCTTTTTTTTCTTTTTCTTTTTGGTTCCGTTGCCGTTACCAAGGAAGCGATATCGAGGCATTATTTTGTGTTTGTATTAGGAGGACCAGAGAATCTAGGATCATTATATATCCTTTCATCAGAATCTACTTTATTTGGGTCAAAGTTTGGATCTGGATAATCTGCCCAACTATCACCCTCATATTCTGT